CGCAGCGTCAGGCCGCGCAGGGGCTCACCACGGAAGCGATCCCAGCGCAGGATTTCGGCGCAGGCGCCAGCGTAATCGCCCGCGTTCAGCCGGCGCACCAGCGTCGAGCCGCAGAACGCCCCCGGGCCGATGTTGTACGCCAGGCTCAGGAAGGCGTCGTATTCGTGCTGATGCAGCGGCACGCGCACGCACTGGCGCAGGGCGCCCTCGAAGCGTTGCACGTCTTGCAGCTTGCGCACCAGCGCCTGCACGGGTTCGATGCGGTCGCCGGGTTTTACGCCGGCAGTGGTGCCGAAGCCGATGGTCGGGACGTCACCCTTGACTGGGGTATACGCCTCGCCACGGTAGCCCTCATGGACGGCAATACCGACCAAAGCAGACGCTGAGAGCGTCAGGGCGCCGATGACGATGCGGGCTTTCATTCAGTATCCGGCGCGCGCTGGAAGTGCATCTTGCCCCAGCGATACAGCAGGAAGCCGATCTGCAGCACCAGGTAGATCAGCGTCACCCACAGCACCAGGTCATTGATCGGCATCCCCGCTACGGTGGCGCCCACGACGGCAACTGGAGGCGAAGCCTTAGCGGCTTCGGCGGCGATGTCGGCTTTCTGTTGCATCGTCAGGCTCATGGCTGATGTTCGGCCGCGCGGGCTTCAAGTTCCATTGGATGGTTGCGGTATCCGTGGCGCACCAAGCCCCATAGGTACGTGACGTAGTATCGCAGAAGGCCCATGCGCTGGTATTGCCGCCAGTGGGCGATTTCGTGCCTAGTCAGACGCTGGTTTGCCAGATGTTCCGGCAGGATGTAAATCCCCCACGGCGCCAGCGCCACGCCTGCGAAGCCGAAGCGGCGCAGGAACCAGGCGATGATGTGGCGGGCTGGGCGGGGGATCATGGGGCGAGGTTGTTGGCGGGTTGCTCGGAGAGGGCGTTACGCTGCCGCTCAACCTCACCCACCGTGCCGACTGCGGCAGCGCGCTTGGCCTCGCCAGTGCGGCGTTGGGTGTCGATCACGATGTCCAACAGCTTGCGGCGCTCTTTTTCTGGCAGGCCGTTCAGTAGGTCAAGCATGCTCTGGTTGGTTTCTGCGGCCTTTCGCAACAGCTCAACGGTTTTCTTGTCCAGCCGCTTGTTCGCGCTGGCAAGGCTGAGGTTCGTCGCCGTGATGGCCGGCTGAAACCAGTTGGGCAAGCGCAGCTTTGATCTATTGGCCTCCAGAATCAAAGCAAGGTCTTTCTTGCCGCCTTCGGCAAGTTCTGCGGCGCGCTTGTCCAGTTCAACCTGCCGCGCTAGCCTGTCCAGCGTGGGCATCTGCGAAGACATTTCTTTGAAAATGTCGTAGCGGCCGGGGCCAAAAATTGCCTCTACGGCGTCTTTGTTGTCGCCGCGGACAAGTTTGACGAATTGCTGCGGGCTGTCCTTAAACATCTCCAGCGCCTGCGCCGCCATCTGTTTTTGCGCGATGACGTCCATTCCTTGGCTGTAGGTCTGAAGGTACTGGCGCCAACCGGGGCCGCCCGCCGCGGCCTCAATAGCGTTGTCAATCACGGGGCGCAACTTGTCCAGCACTGATGCCGTCAGCTTTGCACCAGCCTTCGGGTCGTCAACCTTCAAAACGTCTCGCACGCGCTGCGCCACACCTTCTTTGCGAATGGTGTAAAGGTCGTGAGCGTCGATGATGCCGTTATTGCGTTGCGCAAGATTCACAAGATCATCTCGCACAAGCCCCATGACGCGCGTCAGATCAGTGCTGGCGCGGAGTCCAGGTGTGTTCAGTGCGCGATCAATTGACCCCAGCAACGGATCAATGCTCAGCGGCTTCAGGCCGTAAGCCTCTAAGCTGCCAATCTGGCGTTCAATGAAATCCCGTTCAACACGGCGTTGTTTGGCAATCTCAGAAAATGTATCTGACGTTTCTTGCCACTGATTTGCTGCTGCGCCCTGAGCTCTGGCGGCTTGAGTCGCGCTAACTGTTGGAATGCGTCCAGGTTGTACTGCACGTTGCATTTGCTGCGTCGCAGCTTCCGCGCGTTGGGCCGCCTCTGTTCCGGTGCGACCAGCTTGCTGCAGCGCCGAAACCATTGACTGCTGCCGAGCCTGGGCCTGCGGGCCAAGCCGCAAAAGTGTTTCTGCCGCTTGGTTGGCCGCACCAAGTTCCGTCTCACGCATGGGCGCAACCAACGCATTCAGCGTCTGTTGCGCTTGTTCCTGCGTTCGCATCGCTTCCGTCTGCGACCGCCCGCCCGCCATGCGAGCCAGTTCTTCCTCGGCCAGCGTACGCCGGGTGCGGGCAAGTTGCGCAGAGAAGTCCGTAGGTTCAAAGGCCAGCAGCGACTGCCACGCTTGGCGCGGAATCTCTGCGGTTGCTTGCGCCGGAGAGGCGCCCGGTTTGGCTGCGGACAGGCCGGCTTTGATGGCACCCAACTGGTCGCCTGCGGCTTGGCGGGCAACGTTGGCGGCGCTTCGTTGGGCCGACGAACGCAGGGTATCAGCCGCTCGCGCCCCCAGCTTCACTGCTGTGCCGAGCCCTTGGCCAAGCATCTCGCCCAGAGCGTATTCCTGCGCCCCGGCACGCAAGTCAGGTTGCTGGCCCTGCAGCAATTCAGACCCGGCGCGAGCCCCGAGAAAGCCTGTCAGGCCACCAGCAAGCGCGCCGCCTGCGGCAGCAACAGGCCCGGCGGGGGCCATTGCCGCGCCGCCCCTGATAGCACCGCCAGCGGCTGCCAACGCCTCTGCAGAGGGCTGCGCCACTCTGGCAATGTCTCTGACGTTTTGGCGAAATCCCTGTGCCAGCCGCCTGCCTACAGGGACTGGCGCTTCTGGAGGCGCTGGATACTGGCCAGCGCCCGGGATTTGCCCCGGCGGCGTTATAGTGCCCGCCCTCTCGCCGGCAATCTGTCGCGCATAGCCGGCAAGCTCTTGATCTGACAGCGGCTTGGCAGATTCAAAGTCGTAGGTCTTGCCGCCAATCTCAAGCGTGTACTTTGGCATGACTACGGCCTTTCGGTGACGAACACGCCGGGGGCAATTTCTCTGCGATTGCCCTGCGCCGGGGCCGCCGCAGGAGCCGCTAGCGCACGCGGCGCTGCTGGACCGCTCGGGGCCGCAGCAGGCGCGGCGGAAGCCGCTGCCGCAGAATCAAACGAGACAACGCTTGAACCAAGCCTGCCCTTACGATCGCGCAGGATGCGCAAAATCTCGTTTGCAGCAGCTCGCCTAATGTTGTTCGGGGTCGCCGGATCTGCAAGTTTGCCAGCAGCTTCTTTGTAGGATGCCGTGTCTTTGTCAGACTGCGGTCCCTCAAACCGGGGAATAATCTTAAGAACCATGTCAGCAATCGGCTGCAGCCTGCCGATTGCAACCGCACCCGGCGTGCCGATGCCGACGAATCCAGCAGCCACATCAGCAAGCGCTCCAGCGCCGCTGCCGGTCGATCTGTCAATCAACCCACCCGGCTTGACTGCCTGCTCCAGTTCGGAAATGACGCCGGCAATTTCATTCGCCTGCGACGCCTTTTCAACTTGCGCTCTGCCAGTGGCCGTGCCGGCAGCTTGAGCTGCGGCCATGCGGGCTTGAAAAGCTGGATCCGCGCGTTGAGAGGCTTCTTGCTCAAGAATCCGCAGGCGACGCTCGGCCTGCTGCACACCGGCGCGGTCGTTATTAACGCGAGCAGTTTCAAGGGCGAGCCTAGCATCAGCCAATCGGTTCGCCTCAATCTGAGCCGTCGTCATCGGGCCAGCGCCCATTTGCAAAGAGCCAAGCTCCTTGCCAAAGGTCGCGCTGTTAGGGTTGTTGTCGATTGTTACAACCCTGTCACCAAGCTGAACCTGTCTGGGTTCTGGTGCGGTGTTTGGCGGCCTAACCGTCTCCGGCTTCGCGCCAACTTCCATTGAGCGAAGTTCTTGATTGAACGTCGGGCTGTTGGGGTTTTTGTCAAAAATAACGACGCGATTTCCCAAGTTCACGGACTCCGGGATCGGAGACGCATTTGGCACGGCTGCGGGAGCGCGCCTGCTTGCCTCAAGCCTCGCAACACCCTCCTCATTCAACGGAAGACCAAGAGCCTTAAGATTGCGCACCAGTTCCGTGTCTTGAGGCGCCGCCTGCGTAGTCCTCATTGCTGCCTGATACGCGGCAAAGCCTTCCGGATTCTCGGGGAACCCAAGCGCC